AATTTTTAACTAGTTTCTCTTGGAAAGGATATAGATCAAATGGAACTAAACCCTCATCAAGAGATACAATCTTAATGTACTTCTTTGCAAAATAAACTGGATCATCCTTACACTTTAAGAACTCAATGATATTCTCTTCAGAGAACTCAATCGGTGTATTTGCTTTTTTTAAATTAGGATTTCCAAGATATACATTATCAACCATAACAATTACTTTTTAGTTTTCTTTTTCATTGAGTTGATGAATTTTCTGTAGACTGCTGCCTCAGAGGTTTTACCCATTTCTCTTGCCCGTTGTTCCATAGCAACAGCAGCTTGAATTTTATGAGCATGTGATCTATTAGATTTCCTGATTTTTGCAACAGACGCTTTAGCAGTAGCAACGTCCTTGAAACCAAGTCCATGAATAGTTCCTTTAGGATTTTCATCTGTATATAAGTCTGAGTGTTTCTTTGAGTTTGCTGGTTGACCTTTTTTTCTAGGAATGCGAGGATTTGATTCCTCATTCATTGCTTTTTCTAATTTATCTGCTTGTTTAGCGTGAGTCTTAGATCCTTTCCTAAGATTTTTAACTAACTTTTTGATGTATGGTTTATCTTTTTTATTTAACTCCTCTTTCATATCATCTTTACTATCAAGATAATCAGCAGCAGTATCTAAGTAATCAGTTGCTTTGGTTATCTTTGATTGTACCCATGCTTTGAAGTTATCTTTTTTGAGAGTATGTTTTTTAATACGCTTAGATGCTCTCTTAGCAGTTTTCAACTGATTACGGATCATCTCTGGTTCATGATCCTTATGTTTCTCCTCTTCCATTGCCTGTTTGCGAATAGTTGCGAAGTAAACTTTCTTACCCTCTTCCTTACCATATTGTTTCTGCATACTCTTCTTCATATCAGACTTATCATACTTCTTCTTTAATCTATCGTCTTTTCTTTTCTCCTTTTCAGTCATCTTTCTTTCGGGAAGATATTCATCTGTTAATTTTTTGGGATTTTTATTATCTATTGAAAGATCATCTCCTTTTAAAATTTCATTCTTTATTTTTACATTTGCCTTGAATGGAAATAAAGCTTTAGGTGATATCTTCTTTTTCTCATCAATCTGAGTTCCTTTCCATACACCATTTCCATCAACTGCTGGTTTCATATGTGCAGGACCAACTATATCAACTATAACTGCAGTTGTTTCCCCATCAGAATTTTGTATCTCTACGCTTTCTCCTACTCCCCCTGAGCCATTACCACCACCATTACCACCAGAGCCACCGTTACTATTTCCACCACCATTCCCACCGTTCCCATTTCCGTTAGAACTTCCGTTAGATTTGCCATTACCATTACCATTCTCTTTAGAATCCTCCTTTTCGTCTTCACGCTCTCTACGAAGATACCCACCAACTCCCCTGCGATAACCTTTTGGAATTGGTTTGCATTTGCTATCTTGGTAACAGTAATAGTGTCCTTCCTTACACTTCTTCATTGTAGCGATTATTTCTCTTCTTTATTATTTAGAAAGCCTTTCTTTAGCATCTTTGAAAGTTCGGATGTTGACCCTACAAATAATGCGTTATTAGTTACATTATTAGTTTTTGGAGCATCCTCATTTACATCTTTAATTTTTTTCTGAAGATCCATCAATTTATCTGTGGTATCTGCAACTGATTTTATAAGTTGACCTGCTACTTCATATGCTCTTGGACTTGCACTCTCACCAGCAACTTCCATGATTCCATTAATTGCTTCCTGACCTTTTTCTATGATTGAATATAAATTAGCACGAGTATATTCATAATCCTTTTCGATCTCATTTATCTTTGAGACTTCTTTAGGAGGATTCACTTTCTTAGTAGGCACTATATCAGTTTCACTGATATTCAATGCTTTATCAATAGATTCATAGTTTTCCATTAGATGTCAGTTCTTGTTGTCGGACTACGATCCCTAGCATCACCAAAGAACTCAGATGTTTCACTGAATCCAAAGTCATCGCCTGGAACGATAAGTGCATTATCATTACTATCTATAGCACCATCACTGTTATAATCCTTAGTTGCAGTTGGTTCTACTGTATATCTCATTTCTCTCTTTGCATTTACAGTATCAACACTTGCATACTGATCGACAATAACTTTCTTGATAAGACCTTCTGGATTCTCTGCGATTGGTCCATATAAGTATGTCTTTGCGACAAATTGGAACGTGTATATCAATGCTCTTCTAGTTGAAAAATCTCCCTCATAATCGTCTTGAAAAGTGACGTTAGTGAGTGTTATGGGAACATCTCTTTTTTCACCAATAGAATCAATTAAATTAATTGTGATGCTAAATGATGGTTGAAAAAATGGTAATATTTGCTCTACAACTTGCAATGCATCATCATTTATTTTAGTTAGTAAACTTAATTCAAAACCAATGTTATAAGGAACAGGCATGAAGACTTTCTTTAACTTATTGGTTGAATTATCAACTGCTTTAAAAGTTTGTGTAATACCTGATTTTCTTGATGAATCATAAGCGATTGAAGTCATTTCAAAAGACATTCTAGGTAATGTAATCGCAACCATTTTATTTAAATCAGGTTGCTGTTCCAATCTAGCAATAAATTTTGCTGCAGGACCATATGCAAGAGGAACTCTTTTTATATCTACAGTTGTTCCATCAGAAGTTTCATGTCTAACTTCCATATTGTTAAACAATGTTCCAAAACCAATTATGGTTTTTCTAATAACTTCGTGGTAAAAATAAGTTCCTAACATTAAAATAGTCCAAATGGATTTGATTCGGTGAAATCAAGAATTTGATCTGCTTCATCCTCAATCTCGTCACTATGATCATATTTATCCTTATCTGTGTTTGCTGCAGATACTTTAACAGTATATTGTGCACCAGATCTTGATCCAGTTACAGTCTCTCCTCTTAAGAATGTTCCAGTTTCAATACCAACTTGTAAGATCTTAGTATCAAGATCCCATCTCTTAACCCTTGCAGATGCGTTAGATCTATTACCTGTAACGAGTTCGTTGAACCAGTAACTTCCAGATCCTATTCCAACTGATGAAGGTGGACCAACTGTAATTGTCGGTGGTGTGAAGAATCCTGCACCAGCGTTTTGAATAAAGATATTTGATATAGTTCCACCAGCACCAACCTCTGCACGAGCAGAAGCAGGTAATTGTGGAGAAAGAGATGGAAGTGAAATTGATACATTTGGTGTTGTAGAGTATCCAACTCCACCTGTTCCTCCAATGGAAATACGTATTACACCTTTCTTACCGTCAGATCTAATTATTGCAGTCGCAGCAGCACCAACACCTCCACCACCAGATATTGTGACTATTGGTGCCACAGTATATCCAGCACCTGAATTTGTAATCACTATCTCCTCTATGGAAGTAATGTTGTTCCTTGTTGTTAATAAACCTACTGCAGTAGCATCTATTCCACCACTAGGTGCTGTTGTTAATCCGATGGTTGGAGCACTTGTAAATCCTGAACCATCATTAAGTAAACTTATACTCTGAACAAATCCTGTTCCTATTGTTGCTGTAGCAGTTGCTGCTGATCCAACACTGTTCATCGTAAGATCAGTAATGACTCCTAAATCTTCTATCTTACTGTCTATCGCATCTATACCAGTATCAATTGTTTCATCATTGTACTCAAACAATTCACACTGTAATTCATAAACATAAGTGTGACCTAATTGGTAAAAAGGAACTTCATGCTCTACAAATTTTATTTCAAATAATCTACCACCTAGAGGGAAAAATACTAAGTCACCTTCACGAGGTCTCATCACTGCTTCACCCACTTCAGAAACATCTTCTTGACTTAAGAATGGTGCTATAAAATCTTCAAATCTTTCTCTAGAAACAACTAGTTGCAATTCATCCCTTAAACTCATACCAAATTTGGTTAGAACGTCACCTGCTCCACTGTAACCATCCCATGTATTTACATATGCCTCAAGTTGAAAATTATCATCAAACTTAGATGCTTCAATTTCTTGAAATACAGTGCTCTTGTTAACAAATTTTCTAGGTATATAAGTTACCTCAACACCATATATCTTCAACTGCTCATTTACAAGCGATTGAACTAAATTCTGTTCTTCAGGTGAACCTTGTAGAAAAAAGGGGTTGAGAGCCATTATCCAATAAAGTCTAAAGGTGGAAGTTCATAAGTAGAACTCATTTCTTGTTTAATCATTTCAAGTTCTCTCAATGCGTCATCGTATATTTGTCTACCATTTAATTCAATTCCTCCAGGCAATTTTACACCTTGAAACTTAATTAAGTTTTGTCCCCACTGCCTTTTTATTAAAGCTGTGAGATATCTCTTCAAAAAACTATCATTAAATAACTGTGTATATGTTGTTGGATCTAATATTCTATGACAGTCAATTACGATAAAGTCACCAGCATTTAAACTATTGTAATTTATATCAAGATATAATCTATCCTGTCTCTTATTAAATCTAACCTGTGCTTCAGTTGTTAAAAGAAAATCAATATCTTCAAGATATGATTTAACCATAGCATATTGTAATAATTCAACTGAATTAAAATAGTATAAGTCATTTAGAAATAACTGGTATTTAATACTAAACATACCACCAGATATCGCACTCATATCAAATTTAAATATCTTTTCTATTCCTACAACTGTTTCAGGTACCTGAATGAAGTTTGATGTCTCATAGAAGTTTGATGTAGTTGTACCATAACCACTTATTGCTGTGGATGTTCCAGTGGTTGTTACAATACCCACACCTGTTGTTCCCTGTGCCTTTCCTCTGTCTATATCTCCTTGAGTGAACTGATACTTGAGATACATTCTTTCAATACCATCAAAATGACGTTCTTGAAAATATTGAAATGCATCATCAACTAAATCATCAACCTGTTCATCACTCACGTTGATTTCTAAGACTGGTGCACCTAACTGTCTTTTACAGTATTCAATTAATTCTTCTCGTGAAGCAGGTTTCGCCATTAGAAATCCTCAGTGTCTTGTGTAATATTTTTTGGTTTTTTCTTTCCTCTCAGTTGAATTAATAAATTTTCCTGATCAGTTACCTTTGTGCTCAATTGCTCAACAACATTATTTAAACCAAGTACTCTTGTTTCCAATGCAATAATTTGAGCGAGCATTTCGTGTGTCTTCTTTTGATAGACACCCAAAATCATTTTATATTCGTTTTCATCCATAACAGAGTATAAAAAAAGGTGGGAATACACCCACCTATATTTATAAGTTATACTTTACTGTTAGAACGAGCCACCATCTACGGTTATATTCTCTAATTGTCTTAACGAACCATCATGACTAATTACTGCTGATAGTCCTGCAGCGTCTTTGATGAATACACCACCTGCTTCAATCGTAGCATGTGTGGAATTAGTTAATACACTTGTACTCTCAGATACATCTGCACCAAAAGCAATTCTTCCTACAGAATCATCCCAGAAGACTGCTGCTTTCTTTGCAGAACCACTATAATAATGGAATATTAAACCAACGTCTATGTTAGCATCTGATGATGGAGCGACTAATGATCCACCACTGTTAACAAGACCTACCTCAATTAAACTATCCTCAACCTTTAAGGTTTCGGTGTTAATTATTGATTGTGTTCCTAATACTGTAAATGTTCCGTTAACTGTTAGGTTGTCATCAACTGTAACTGTACCATCAGCAGAGTCAATTGTTAATCCTCCACTTGATGTATCAATCTCATTATCACCAGTAACACCAATTCTTATATTACCACCAGTTAAGTCTGTAAATGTACCAGCACCAGCAGAAGCACCACCAATAGTTACACCATCAACAGTACCACCATTAATATCTGCAGTATCTGCTACTAATGAATCTATTTGTGCAGTTCCATCAATGAATAAGTCTTGGAACTCTCTATCAGATGAACCTAAGTCAATCGCACCATCTGTTGCTGGAAGTATATCAGCGTCAAATCTACCTGTTGGGGTAATTGTGTCTGAAGTTGCATTACCAAGATCAACGTTACCTTCTACACTTACTGCACCCTTAAAGGTTGCATCATGAGGAGTATTAACTGCGTTTGAATGAGTAATAATAGCATTACCCATATAACCATGAGCAGTACACTGATAATGTAAAACAGCAGGTGTAGTGTCTGAGATTGTAATCTCAGTATAAGTATTCTGAAAACTTACACCTGTAGTATAATTTGTAACTTTAGCTGCATCAAGGTAAAACTTTAATGGATGACTTCCTGTATTATCATGTACAAATCTGTATGTTTTACCTGGAGTGAAGTGTAGTATTGGTGATTCTACACCATCAATCTTATATCCATTACTACTACCTGTACCATTATACCTGTGTGCTGCGGACTTCGCTGCAACAGTTACAGCTAAGTTCTGTGTGGTAGCAGAATGTGGTGCTTGTAAATATGAAAATCCCTTTAACGCTGTTGTAGTTGTAACACCAGAGTTATTAATTGCATCCGCTTCTAAAGTACCATCTAAGTATAGATGTCTCCATTGCTGTGTCGCTGAACCTAAATCAAAGGTATCATCGTCATCTGGAACAAGACTTGAAGCAAATTCACCACCAACCACAATATCATCAGCAGATGAATCTCCAAGTCTTACAGTTCCACCACGGAATGTAACAATACCTATAAATTCTGATTCACCTTTTACAAATAAGTCGTCAGTGATTGAAACAGCAGCACCAACATGTAGACTCTTCTCAATACCAACACCACCTTCAACTATTAAAGCTCCTGTATCTTTACTAGTTGAATCAGTTGTATCTGATATTGTGATAGGACCAACAAGTGTTCCACTTGTCATCCAACTTAAGTTACCGCTACCATCGTTTTGTAAAATACCGTTAGTAACGTTAGTAGCAGGAAGTGTATATGTTAAGTTACCACCTAGTGTTGCAGGTGATTTAAGTTCTATATAATTGTCGCCATTATTAGCACCTTCTACGATTCTTACCGCAGAACCAGCAGTGTTAGTTTCTCTTGTCCAGTACCTATGTGATCCGAAAAATTTATTATTATTGGCATCGTTATCCAGACCAATATAAAAATCAAATTCATCAGTTACAAACGCTGGTTCACCTGCTTTCAGAGCGGGTAAACTACTGTTGGCACCTCTTTTAAACTTTATTACAGGAGCAGCCATTGTTTAAAATCTACCTTTTAGTTATTATTTATTGATAATCTATGTTTGATTAAAACGTTCCAGCGTCAAAAGCATCATCATCAACTGAATCTGCTAAGTCTACAATTTGTGCTGCATCTACGTGTAGGTATTTGTCAGTGTCTGCATCATACATTAAAAATGTATTATCTGCCCTTTGAGTAATGTCAATATCTTGAACATTCTCAAGTTCCTGCAATGTATTTAGGGTAGTCGTTGCTGCCTTTTGAGAGGCAACTACCTTTTTAACAGTTCTTTGCCCTATCCTAATAGTTATAGGGTTTACGTTTTTTACAACTTTAATGTCTGCCATCAGGTTTGTGTGACTGCTTTCGATACAATAACCATACCTTCAACGACACATTCCATCACTCCACTAGTATCAGTGGTGATAACATCATATACGTGTCTGCCTGGTTTAAGAGCAGCAGTTTGTGTCGTAGATAGACCGATTTGTATTTTTCCACCTACTGCATCATATAAGGATGTTGTAAAAGTTGTTATTCCAGTGGTTGCTCCAGCATGCTTACGCATCTGAGCAGCAATACCAAAGTTAGTAAGATTAATGGGCGAATTACTCACACCATCCTCTAGGGTAAAAACCTGTGCAAAGGTAGTACCTGTCTTTATACTTAAATTACTGGAGTATACAGCCATACAATATCACCGATCTTAGTTATTTATCTATCTAAAAGTTGTCTTAACTGGTTTTTTAACTCATCAATTTCATTTCTGAGATCTTCTATTTCTCTCTTTTCAGTCAATTTTTTATTTTTTGCTTTCATATAATTTGCATATCCATTTGTATCGGTGTTTACAATTGCACCTGATTCTTCACGATATAGATGTTTATGTCCTTCTACTGGTATCATTTTTTTCTCCTAAAATTTTTAATTACACTTTTAGCATTAAAATTTTTAAATTCATTTGGGACTAATCTATAGTCAACATTATCAGGGGTGGGTTTTCTTCTCACATTTTTAGGGAATTGTGTTGCAACTACATCATCTATTGGGTCTCCCCCGATAGGAGGTTTATTAAGTTGATTTGTTTGACTACCTAACCAACTTTTCTTATTTGCTCCTCTAGTTGTTATTTGTCTCACCTTTGTTGGATCACCTAGTTTATTAGGGTTCATACCTGATGGAGCAAGCATGTCTCTAAATCTCCTTGCAATATTCTCTGCTCCTCTACGAAGTGATGTAAATCTATAATCAGGATCAAATCTTAATTTTTTTATTTGATTAGAAATTTGATCCTTTACATTTTCAAATGCTTTAGGATTTTTTCTTACCAACTTATCAATATTTTTTATACCTTTTTGTAAAAGATACTTTTCAAATTTATTTCTTTCTGTTATAAATTCCTTATAAGTTTTCATTATCCTTTTGGAAATGTTCCTTTCTTAGATACTACAAAAGGATTCGTGAATGTTTTTGTCTTTAATCCACCAGGTCCCTCAGACCTTGATATTATCTTATTATCATTATCTCTAAAAAATTTCATTACTTCTGGTTCTTGAAGATATTGATCTTGTTCATCACCAGGTGTATCTAAAATATTATTACGATACTTATGTCCACTAGCAAGTCCATGAATTGGTGGATTATGTCCATAATCATATTTACCAACTGTTTGTTTTCCAGTTTTTTGATCTATGAAAGGATTTTTTGATTGATCCTCTTGAAATTGTTGAAAAGATTTCATAATAGTCATAGTAGTATGCTCATTGAAACTGCTGCTCCAACTGCGATCCAGAATATTTTGGGCACAATACTCAAGGGAACTGGATGTTTCATTATTTATCTTGCAACCTCTCTACAACTGTCTTTGCTTGCATAGGTGCAACATCATTTAAACCGTTTGCGTCAAACCAAGGTGCATCTTCCCAACTAAATCCCTCTCCAAAAGTATTATCAGGAGACATCACATACCAGTGACATTTTGCATCTGGAACATCAACTGCACACACCGCCCAATCATCTGCCCATTGAGGAACCTGCACATACATCACTGGAAGATGATTAGCAAAAAATGATAGTATTAAAGAAAAGAAGATCATGCCAGTGCTATGACTCTTAGATCTTGGAATCTAGGTGGTCTTGCTTCGTTTGTTCCACTCATCACAATTTTAACTTGGAATCCTGTAAATTGTTCAAGTTCATCAATACTAAATTGGTATTCATTAAACTCATTTTCGGCACTTGATCTTACAAAAGCATCTGGTCTACCACTATTATTATTCACATTAATTACTTCATCACCAAATCCATCTCCATCAGTATCTTTCATATTATCAAAACCAGGAAATAGTTCAAATGCTTGATCAACATTACTAGAGTCAGCACGAGTAAGTTTATAGAGAACTCTAAAGTCAGCAGATGAGTGTCTATAAGCACCAACAAAAACTTTAAGTGAAGTTGCAGGTTGTTTTAAATTAACTTGACTACTTACATAAGTTGATACATGTGGATCGTCCTCTTCCAAATTGACTCTACCATCAAATGCGTAATCTGTTATAGGATTATTCAAACTATTTCTACCCACTGATATTACGCTTCTATCAACAACATTAATCATAGGTGATAAATTAGGATCTGATGAATTTAATGTTAATGCAACAGTCAAAGATTTATTCTTAGGTAATGAAGTTAATCTAGTAGATTCATTTCTTTCAGAAGCGATAATTCTAGGTGTTGTAAGATTATTATTATCGTTTATAGTAACATCCTCAAATCCCTGATCAACAAATGATACTTCAGATCCTCCAACACTTGTACCAGATACAGTTCTAATTTGACCTGTTACATTAGAACCAGATCCTGGTGTAATTACATTAAATCTTGGAGTGATGGTATTGAACTGAATGTTCCTCAAACCTCTACACTCAGATCCGCCAACTTGGTTTTCATCTGAAAAACTTAATTGATCATCATCTGCGTCTCTATCACCTCTAAGAATTTGTAGGTGATATGTATCAATACCTCTTAATGATTTTAACAAAGCACTTGAAGGTAATGAATGTGTTGTATTAATTCTATTTAAAGGAATACCATTTAATTCATATGAGAATATTTGAGTATTCACACTATGTGATCTCTGAATTGAATCGACACCTCTTGATGATATTCCAAGTGTTCCTGCAGGTGAAACTCCAGCATTTATAGAGTTATAGTAAATTACCTCACCATTTATTTGTGCATAACCTGCACTTGTATGAATACCACTTTGGAAATTAAATCCTATAGTGCTTGCTAATGATACGGTGGTATCATTTACACCTAACGCAGAAGTAATTGTAGTTGGTGAAGTGTTTGGTTTTATACCTGATAATGTTAAAACATTATTGTCTGCATGCATTCCGTGAGAGAATTGAGAAACCTCAATCACATTTCCTTCATAAAGATCATTTATGGTTTGAGTTGTGCTTGCAATAGTAGTACCAGCCATGGACACAGCACTGCCACCATTATATACAACAAGAGGACGACCCGCAGTAAATTCTTTACCTTGTACATTTGTGAGATATAGTGTATTTCTGTTAGATAAACCTGTAACGGTTATTTGAGCACCAGATCCTTTTACCATAGTGCTGGTGGTTAAACCTAACACATCACCAACTACATATCCCTTACCACCACTGATGCTAGATGGGTCAGCATTAATTTGTCCAGAAGCATTAATTACGATAGTAGCTGTTGCTCCTGACCCAGATCCTGTAATGTTATAGAACGGGACAGCAGCATAAGTTCCCTGCGAATAACCAACACCAACATTTGTTTTAGTCATAGCGTTAGCTGTTCCACCTGCTTTTTCAACTATGCCTGAAATCGCAGTTGATGTTGTTTCATCACTTACCTTCGCACCTGGTATTAGAATACTATTCATTACAGTGGTATTACTGATCTCAACTTTTAATTTACGAGGTAAAGTTTTTATTGGATCAGCAGGTAAAATTGATGATTGATTATTGATATCTTGCTTAGGATTGTAGAAGAATGCAGTTCCAGATGAAGATGTAAAGTTACACTTATAAAGTTTAAATTTCATATCTTCAAACTGACTAGGAGTCCATATAGTACCATTTTGAGATTTATATAAACTTCCACCAATATACTGTTTAGTTACTAGAACACTCTCAGCATCAGGTAATGTTGTTGTATTCACTGTTCTTTCACCCATACGTGCGATCCAAAGTTCAAATAAATTTGATTGTGGTGCTAGAACAACGATTGAGTATTCTTGATCTGGTAATAGATGAACTGGAGATGGGAATGTTACTTTAGTAGCAACCGTAGCATCGGTAGATGTGACGATAGATGAACCTGTGATTTCAGCCTCGGCATGAGGTGCTGCTAATATTCGAGTAGGTAAACCTAATTCTACGGTTCTTACTTGAACTCTAACTTTTTGAGAAGGATCAGTGCTTGCAAAGAATAAATCAACTGATGATAAGAACGCACCTGTCTCATCAGTAGTAAATGATTGTGCTAATGGATCACCTCTTCTTACTGTAACTTCAGTCTCTGTAATGGTATCTACTGAACCACCAGTTGCATCATAGGTAGTCTCAGCACTACTGATTATCAAACTACCTTTCAATCTTTCAGCGTTTGTTTCACTAGATGATAATTTAAATGTTTTCCTACCAGTTGTAAATCTTAAAGGTGGAAGTGGATTGCTAAATGGTTCTCTAAAGAAGAATGATCCTGATAGATCCCCAAAAGTATCAGGTATTAGTTTAACACTTGATACAAACGCTTGTGCACCACTAGTTTCTCCAAGAAGAATCATACCAGTAGTAACAAATCCAAAATACTTACCTAATACTTCATCAACAAGTGAATTAACATCTATATTTAAGATTGTAGATGATGATGAGTATACTGATGGTAATTCTACAGATCTATCATACGGATTTAAACTATAAGTTGTAGTTGGACTTGCACCTGGACCAGTTTTATGATTTGGTGCGTAAACTCTTGCACTGAATAGTTGTGATGATCCAATAAATCCTTGAACTGTTTCACCTATAATGAATGACCCAGAGGTCATAGATATTTCAGTTAATTTTGGAACAATATCAATTCCACTTGTCCCATCAAAGAATGCATACTGTCTACCTAAAGGTCTTAAACCGTTTGCTTCAAAAGCAACGTTTCTAGAACGAATATGAGTATCTCGTGCACTTGAAGTTACTACACTTTCAATAAATGTTCCATTAAATCCACCCCAGATAGTTCTTCTTCCTCCATCAACAAATACATTTCTAACCCAAGTATCTGATTCAGGATTTAAAACTACTGATCCTGAAAAATCAATCATATTGAATGGGTTAACATTCTCCACTCTAGATGCTAAAGGTTGATTTATCCAGTCTACTTCTGAATATTTTAATGTAATATTATCTCCTGTTTTTTGTACGTTGGAGTCTAGTAATTCAAGATTTGCTTTGAAATCTGCTGTGTCTGTGTTAATTGAAGGTTCGAGTGCAGGTTCTGGTGAAACAGAATAAAAATCTATTGGAGTTGTAAACTCACCAACATCAGATAAAGTGCTTCCTTTTGATGTTGAATCCTGACGACCACTATCTTTGAAATCGTCAACAAAGAAACCAGATTTAAATCTATCAAGATTATCAATGTCTCTTACTTGAAAAGTTTTAGTGTCTAGTTCTAATAGTGATAATGATGTAGTAATTTCTAAGGTTTCAATTCTATCTTCCAGATCACCAATATCTCTCATTGTATATCTTCTATTGTCTATAACTTTAATAACAGCATCATCTGGATGATAAAGATACGCAGGAAGTTCAATGGTAGCAATATCCATTGCATCCTCAACATTAACAGGTATTTTAGGATCGTCTGATGATGTTCCCTTAATAACACTTAACTCACCATTTACACCTAACACCACTCTATCAATTCTTGGTAAGTAGTACTCATATCCAACAAGTGAACTTTCTTTAGGTGTAACTATTAGTTGAGGATTAGTAGATGCTGAAAAATCTCTACTAGAGAATGCAAAAGGTGATTTATCAGTTGCAGTAAATCTTGGAACTCTAGGTCTAAAATCTATAGTATCAGATGCTCTAACTCCAGAGATAGTGGGAATATCATGTTTAAATGCCGAATCTGGGTATGAGTTAACAGTAAATACATCTCCTCCATCACTACTTGGAACATCAAACCAATTAAATATTATCAACAATTGTCTTGAAGGAGTGTAACTTCCTTTCTTAACTATTCTAGAATAATCATAGAACTGATCTCTCTGACCTTTATCTAAATTGTACTCCTTTGTAATGTCTTGAAAATTACCATTACTTACAACTTGTACAGCAGATGTAATACTTGACTCTTCAAATGTAGCAATCTCTCCAACTACAAATTTAGATGAATTTAAATATGATATCTCAACTTTTGTTGCAGATGATCTTGTAACTACTTGAGCAACAGCACCACTTGTAGATCCAATAATCCTTTCACCTAAAATTGAACTAGTATCTAAATTAAGACCTGTAGGAAATGTTATAGAATCTAATGTTGGTGCAGATGTATTAAGAGATTCATAAACACCTACAATCTCAACAACATCAGGTAAATTTAAAGATATTGAACTATCTTGAACTCTTGTTCCAAAATATGTACTTGTTGTTAAACCACTTACTGCGGTTGAAGCTGCAGATACGGTTCCACTAACAGTTAATTTTTCACTTCTAATATACTCTTTCTTTTTACTTTGTATTCCTAATTTTTTAGCAGTTACGTTTAATACCACTGCTTTGTTTTTTTCTAATCCAGTAAATCTGACGGAGTTTCCACCGTCTACTAGAGTAACTTGATCAGAAGTTATATCCTCAATATCACCATTAGTTCCATGTGTTACATAATACCTTTCAGCATCAAATGTTTCAAATAGAGCACTACTAATACCAGTCAATGAGGTTATATCTACTGTTAGTTCACCAGTCACGGAGTTGGTAGATTCACCAGTTATTTGCTTTGTGATTAATAAATTTGAACTCGCTAAATTTAAAGTTGATATGTTATCATCGTCTATTTTTGCAAATAATCCACCATTTTCATTTACTATAGGTGATCCAACTGTTATATTTGTTAGAACTGCAGCACTAGGCAATCCTCCCTCACATACGCCAGTTACATCTGTGACTGCTTCAACTTTTGCTGTTGTAATACCAACACTCTCAACTCTATTAAAACTTTCAACTGCCTGACCAGCAACTGGATATTTAATTATATCTCCTACCTTTAAACTTGAAATAATTTTTGATTTTGGACTTGTTACTACACCATTAGTTGCGATTTGAACTTGATCTGCAATGCCTAATCCCTTTAATTGTGTCTTTTGTAAGACAATATCACCACCGAAGTTAGAAATATATCCAGATAATCCACTAGTTGCTTGATGAACAGATTTAACATCACGAATTCCATGCACATCTACAGACTGTATAGATCTAGTTAATGATTCATCACTATTAATTATAATTTGTTCTCCAACTATAAATGTTCCTGATGTTTGAGTTAATTTGACTGCAGTTGAATTACTTACTGAGGTTTCAACAAACCCTGTTGCACCACTACTTACACCTTTAATAAATGAAGTCGCTGGACATTGTAGTGGACTCAAAGCCACGTTTACAACTAAATCAGTAAATGTTTGAACATCATACAAGTACAAATCATGCTCAGTAGCAGCGTTTGAATATGGAGCATCTGATAAGTTATGGGTGTAAACTCTTGCTGTTCCAACCTTTGTTCCATTTGAGTTTGTATTAGATCCTCTTCTCTCATCATAAAGATCAACTGTTAATGTTGATCCAACTTTTATTTCTGGTGTTCCATGAACATTATTCAACTTAATTCTTGTTCCAAACTCAAAGGGAACTTGAGACGCATTAATTTTTTCAACGTCTCTTGGCTTATCAACATCAATTATAGTTGTCCCTAACTTATCTACATCATATCCTTTTACATAAGCAGTTCCTGATGAAACTTTGACCGCCATTAAATCTTCAGATGGTGTATTACCTTGGGAAGTTTGTTGCCCTTCAAAATACACACCCTCATTTGATTCACGATCATTTAATGACTCTTTTACTTCTATACCAAATTCATCAACTGCGTAGTTTCCAGATTCATCAAAAGTTCTTTTTGCAAAATAATCTCTAATTAAATTATAACTTGATTTATTCTGTAATTTTTTAATTTCGCCATTGTCTATTCTTAACAACTCTACAAAAGACTTATCATCATAGTCATTTAATGATTTTTTAGATAAAATAGCACTTATTTTTAATCTATCAGCACCTGGTGCAGCAAAGTTTGAAAATCCTTTTGCATTATCATAAAGAGACTTGTCATCCTTTGCAGACACTATTTCCTCAAGAATGGTAAGTCCAACTCTATATGAAGGTGAGTTTGTATAAGGATCTAAAAGAATATCAGTATCTGCTACGTCCACAAAAGTTCCCCTTATAAAGAAAACTCCTTGTCTAAGAGAAGCTATAGATCCAATCGAAGTTGCATTATTAGAAACTACTGTGGCTACTGTTTCACCTGCTGATACAGTTGTATTTCCGTATGTAAATGTATCTTCAACTATTAATACTTCACCATCTTCAAAAGTTGCGATAGAATTATCTGTTCCTGATCGCTTATATTCCACATAAAGAGTAACATCAGTGAATTCTGGACCATCTGTTGGAAAGAAACAATCATTAACAACAGCTACAATCCCTGATGTTTGTCCTCTAACCTTTTTACCGTGTAATTTTTTTGTGTACACAGTTACGTCTATACCCAAATGATCTGGATTTATCTTAACAGCATTATATTCACCATTGTAATTAATGTTACCAGGAATCACCATTGATCCCTCTTTAAACATATGACTACCAAATGACTCTACTTGATTTTGTAATATTGACTGTAGTTGCGTTAATTCCCTTGCCTGTACAGGAAAACCAGGTTTAAATAAGACACGATAAAAATTATCATTCTTATCGAAATCGTCAAAAAATGGGTTTATATTTAAATTCGTTTTCTGTGGCATTTTTTAGAATTCTAGAATAATTTTAACATCTTCTTTTTGTCTAGCATTTCTTGTAATCAATGGTCGATTATCAAGATATACTATATCACCTGACTTTTTATTTATCTCAGGATTAGAGACCCCTTGTGTGAATTGTGTGTCTAATGATATTAGTTTGGTTCCTGTTGGA